GTTTAGGGGTTGTTGTGGCTGTAACAAGTATGGCAAACAGTTCCATAAGGGACTTCCAAAAGTTCAACAACATGAATGCTTTTTTAAATCTTGGTTTCCGTTGTGAGTATCTTGTTGTCGCTGGTGGCGGCGGTGGCGGGCGCGGGCAAGACCTGGTAAATTTTCGGTCAGCGGCAGGGGGCGGCGCTGGCGGTTATCGCTCTAACGCAGGGACTTCTGGGGGCGGGGCTTCTGCGGAGGAAGCTCTGAATTTGTTTGCCGGTGCCTATAGCCTCATTGTTGGCGCTGGTGGCGCTGGGGGTAGTGGGAACAATACGCCTGGCGTTACCGGCTTTTTGACGTCCTTTCACACTTTTATTAGTTCGGGTGGCGGGGGTGGCTCCCCTACCGACAGTGCTGGTTTGGGTGGCGGTTCTGGTGGTGGTGGTGGGGACAGCGAAGCGGGCGGTTCTGGTATTTCGGGGCAGGGTTTCGATGGGGGGGGCGGTTCTTATCAAGCGGGCGGTGGCGGTGGCGGTGCTGGGCAGGTTGGTGAGGATGGCTTTGGTGACCAAAATGCAGGGGATGGTGGAAACGGAGTATCTTCTTCAATAACAGGTTCAGCAACTACTCGCGCAGGCGGCGGCGGCGGCGGTTCCAACAGGGACTTGGGAACTGGGGGGTCTGGTGGCGGTGGTGCAGGTTCTTCGTCGAACGGTGTAGCAGGGTCAGCGGGGTCAGCAAACACTGGTGGCGGTGGGGGCGGCGCTAAAGCTAGCGGAAATGGTGGCAACGGTGGTTCGGGAGTTGTTATTTTTACTTTGCCTACACAGGCGACAGCAACTTTCAGTGCGGGAGTTACGCAAACTTCAGCGGTTGTGGGCGCGAACCGTGTCTATACGGTAACGGCTACTTCCACGACAGATGAAACGGTGACTATCTCATGACCTATTTTGCGAAGCTGGATGCTGACAACATTGTTATTTTTGTGACGGCGGGCAGGGAAGAAGATGATGGCCTTGAGGAAGAACTGAACGCCAGGACCGGTGACGTGTACCGGCAGACATATATTAACGGTTCGGCCCGGTTCAATTATGCCGGTCTAGGTTTCACTTATGATGCTGACCGTGATGCTTTCATTTCGGCCCAGCCTTACCCTTCATGGGTACTCGATGAGGCAACCTGTCTTTGGGTGGCACCTATAGATTATCCTGCCGATGGTGGACAATATGTGTGGGATGAAGAAACGACTGACTGGATTGAGGTGCAGGATGAAGCTGAGTAAGCCGTGGCCTGAGGGTCGAACAATCAACACTCGGAGCCCTTACGGGATGCGCAACCACCCCATCACCGGCAAACGGTCAATGCACCACGGGGTCGATGTTGCCGGCACTTTTCCGGTTACTGCCGCCGCTGACGGTGTTGTCAAACATATTGGCTGGAGCCCTACGGGTGGCGGGCATACTGTTCTTATCAACCATGGGCCTATCGTTACGGTTTATTATCATGGGGCTCAGGCGACACGGTTAAAGGTGGGGCAACGGGTGAGCGCGGGCGATTTTGTTTATACGTCTGGGGCGACTGGTGCGACTACGGGGGCACACCTACATTTTGAGGTTCGAGTTGGTCCTGGCGGCGCTTGGGGGGACACAAAAAATCCCGAATTGTATTTGGGTGGGGCGGATGTTTTGGAGGAAAACGGGGAGCTTGATAAGGCTACTTGGACGGCGTGGCAGGTTGCGTTGAAAGGCCACGGGCTTTATACGGGTGCCATTGACGGGATTCCTGGGAGGCTAACTTATACGGCTGTGCAGTTGTGGGCTGGGGTGCCGGTCACCGAGAAGTTGGATGATGCAACTAAGCGTGGGGTTCAGGTGCGCCTTGGTGTGGATGATGATGGTGTGTGGGGCGTGAGTACGGTTAGGGAGTTGCAGAAAGAGTTGTTGCAAGGGTTGGCCGGTATCCCTACGCCTGCCCCTGAGCCGATTATTGCACCCCCGATTGTCCCTATTCCTGAACCTGAGCCCGCAGTCGAGGTCGTAGCGCCTGTGATGACCCGTGAACAAGTCGAAGCAATCCGCAAACGTAACCAGTTCAACGCCATGAAGGACAAAAAGTGAGTGACGAGCAAGAGGCGCTTGCGGTGAGGGTTTCTATGCGCGATATTTATCTTGAGGTTCAACGGCAAGGGAAACTGTTAGAGAAAATTGCTAACAGTCTGCCCGACAGTGAACTAAAAATTGAAGACCATGAAATTCGGATTCGCAAACTTGAAATGCGGATGTGGCAGGCCATCGGCGCGTTTGGGTTCCTTGCCGCAGTAGTGTCGCCACTGATTGCGGTGACGACACGATGAGCAACCCTAAGTGGAAGATTAGACGTAGATACATTTTTGCCGGGTTTGCTTTGGGTGTCGGAATGGTTGTGTCATCCATTGTTGCTATTTGGCAGGACCGGCTTGGGGCAGGCGATTTAGTGACTGGCGGGGTTGCCCTGATTAGTTTGATTTTGACGTCCTACATTTTTGGGGCGGCATACGACGATAAAAGAGTGGAGAACAACACTGATGGTTAGAGTGAAAAAGTATTGGGCCTATGCGGGCGAACGTGCGTTGAAGACGGTGGCACAGGTGGCCATCGCAACTATTGGTGTGGGCGCTGTGGGCGTCTTGGATGTGGACTGGGTGATGGTTGCTAATTTGGCGGCTGGCGCTGGTGTCATGTCTTTGCTGACGTCTGTCTTGCAGTATGACCGGCCTGCTAAGTAGTGGCGCGGTTGGATGCTGTGGAGCGTGTGGACGGTTTCGTGTGCCCTGTTGACCCTCAAGAGGCTGTTGAGTGTGATGCTTGTCAGTAGGTAAAAGATTTGTTGCCCCCTGGGATTTATTCCTGGGGGGCGCTTTTTTTTGTCTTTATTTTGAAGTGCAAAACTTTTGTGCCTGGATTGGGTGAAACGGATTCTTTTGGATTCTTTTTGAAAAGTATCCTAAAAAACGGGCCCGGATGGCAGTGTTTAGGCTAGTTTTTTGTGTGCGAAAATAAAGTTTTTTAGAAAAAAGTTTCAAAAAAATGTTTTCCTAAAAAAACTGTTTTTGAAAAGTGGTTTTTTGAGAGTTTGTATAAATAAAGTTTTTTACAAAAAAGCTTCAAAAAAATGTTTCTCCAAAAAAGAGTTTTTTTAGAAACGGTTTTTTGCGTGTTGCAATAAATAAAGTTTTTCTGAAAAAAGTTTCAAAAAAATGTTTCTGTAAAAAAGCTTCAAAAAAATTGTGGGCAAAAACAAAACCCCCGCTACTCACAACGGGGGGTTTGTTTATCAACAGGAAGGAAGAAAATGACGCAAGCAACCATGGAAGTGACCGCCTATAAAGAACCATATCACAGTTCTGGGTTGCTGAGCCATTCATATATTGTGGTTCTGACTACCCCTGAGGTTCGCGCTAGTTGTGTAATGTTTTGACCTTTTTGTTTTTCATGGATGACGGTTCTTTTCATTGCCGTGTTTATTTCTTTGAGGTCTGAGAGGGCTAGGTTTCTTTTGTGTGCGAGCGCTTCAAGGGTCATTCCGGGGTATCTGCCGGTCTCTGTGTGTTCCATTTTGTGCCTTTCGTTAGCTAGTTGTGTGTGCCACCATACACCATTGTGGTGTGTGTCCAAATCGTTACCTTTCAGGCTTGCTTTTACCGCTGAAGGTGTGCCAATGTCTGGATGTGGGAAAGTCCCCAAACGGAAAGGCACCAAATGATTCAAAGCGATGTGGACCGAATAGCCAACTGGTGGAGGGAAACTTCAGACTTTTACCCCGCAGACATTTTGAGCAACATTCTGATGGACGAAACAGTGTTGTGGCGGGTTGTCGAGTCTTGGGAAATCGGTATGCACGGGGCCCCTTGGGAAGACTTCAAACCTGTGACGGTGGCAAAGCTGTGACCGTGGCAGGGTGGGTCATGCTGATTGGTGGAGGGCTTTTGACGGTCATTCCGGGAATGTTTCAACTGGTAAATGGGTCTACAGTTTTGGGCCTCATTCTGGTTGTCTGGGGTGCCGTTATACTGGTGGGTAAGGGGGCGTCGAATGTCTGAAAAAGTTTGGTCAGCGTATGAGTTGTTGATGCAGGCCAAAGATGAGGTGGGCGAAACAGGGTGTGAGTCTTACCCTGAAGCTTTTTTCCCTGAGGATTCTGAGGACAGGGTTGACGAGTTTTGGAAACGCAAAGAGGCGAAAAAGTTGTGTGAAGTGTGCCCCATGAAAATGCAGTGTTTAGAGTATGCGTTGGAAGCTGATGAGCGCTACGGTATCTGGGGTGGGCTCACATATTTACAGAGAAGAAAACTATCAAGGGGGAACAAAAATGGTTAGTGCAAGAAATACAGACCCAGCGACGTCGCACGATGCGGCCGATTCGGTGAGTGAAGTGACGTTGACACAATCGTTTGTGTTGCGTGTGTTGCGTCGCCCAAGGGTTGACGTGGAGCTGGTGAGGGCCTACCAGAACATGAAAACCGCGCCAAGGGCGTCTGAGTCTGGGATTCGGTCTAGGCGGGCTGAGCTAGTCAAGCAGGGTCTTGTGAGGGATACAGGCCGGCGGACACGTTTGGAGTCTGGACGTATGGCGATTGTTTGGGAGCGCACAGCGTGAGCGCCGAAAAGTGGGTTATTACGATTGGCCGAAACGACTCTAGTTCACTGTTTTATGAGCTGACTCATGTGGTTGGTTTTAGCCAGTCTGTGGTTGCTGAGGGGACAGGGTGCCTTGGCGACGTAGCGTATGAGTGTGAGCAGATTATTACTGGGCATGACGGATGGGAGAATTTCTGATGTTGAGTGCAGAGCAGTTTGTGGCCTCTAAGGCTTTGGGTGAGTCGGAATGGTTGGCGGCTAGGCGGACGGGGGTGACGGCAACCCAGGTGGCGAAGGGCGCGACACCATCGGGTAGGCGTGAGGTGGTGGAACAGTATTTTGAAGACTTTTCTGCCTTTGATAATCCGGCTATGAAGTTTGGGCGTGACCAAGAGCCTGCCTTGTCTATGTGGGTGAAGGAACACCATGGCGGGGTTATGCCGAATGATTGGCTGATTCGTCACGCTGAGGACGGTTTGGCTTTGGCCACACCTGACGGAATCAACCTGACCCACACGGTCATTTCCGAGGTCAAGACGACGGGGAAAGATTGGGGCACGGTTGAAAAAATACCTATCGCCTACAAACGCCAAGTGCAGTGGCAACTGTATGTGACGGGCGCTGAACGGTGTGTGTTCGCGTGGATGTTGCGGGCAGAGGTTGACGG